GTGTTGGGATTTGGTAATGCTGAGGTATTTCCAAAACAAATTGAATTAAAATCGCAAGATGATACAGGAAATTTTTTAAATTTACCATACTTTAATTGTAAAAATACAACAAGATATTGCTTTGATGATAAGGGTAAAGCAATTACAATAGATGTTTTTTTAAATGCTGTAGAAGTTAGCTCTCTCACACCAAAAGAATTACAAGATTTAAAAATACAAAGACCAAAGTCTGAGTATGATGATGGACCACCTTGCTTAGAGTCTTTAACTAAAGAGAAACTAGATGATGGTAGAGATAGGGTTATGTTCCAATTTAGAGTGTATGCTAAAAAGAAATGGCCAGAGAGTTGGACAGATAAGTTAGACGAATTTAATTACAAACATTTTGTAAATCCGTTTAGGCATGATGAAATTACAAAATTTAGAAAAGACAATAAAGAATATGGTTTTAAATGCACAGAAGAGCCTATGTGTAATCACTGTGATAAACAATTATGTAAGACTAGAAAGTTTGGTATTGGAACACAATCATTGTTTCCACCTTTAAAAGATTTACAGGTTGTAAAAACAGAGCCTCCGATATATAGACTTAATGTGGATGGTGAAAGAATAGAATTAAAAGCAGAAGAATTACAAGAGCAAAGATTGTTTATACGAGCGTGTATGAATCAGATCTATACAAAGCCGCCGAAGATAAAACCAAAAGACTTTGACGAGATGATAAATCTTTTGATGACAAACAAAGAAGAAGTAGAAGCTCCTGCTGGATCTAGTATGATTGAACAGCTTAAACAACACGTAGAAAATTATTGTTTAGGTAGAGCAACATCGGGTGCAACAAGAGAAGATTTAGAGTCAGGTAATGTTTGGAACAATAAAGGACACCATCATTTTATATTTAGTAATTTTTTCTATCAGTTTCTAGCAAGACATAAGTGGGCAGAGAAGCCTCAATTTACTTTGTATGTATTGAGAGAACATTGCGGTTATGATACAGACTATAGAGTGTCATTACCAAAGAAAAAAATAAGTGTAATTAGATTACCAGAGTTTGAGAAAGAATCATTTAAACCAAAAGATAGAGTATTTAAACAGGAGGATGCATTTTGAAAACTATTGTCTTGGGTCCACCTGGCACAGGCAAGACCACTACACTACTCAATGAGGTAGACAAATATTTAAAACAAACCGATCCTGATAAGATTGGTTATTTTTCTTTTACACAAAAGGCTGCGTACGAAGCGAGAGATAGAGCCATGTCTAAGTTTAATCTTGGAGAGGGTGATCTACCATACTTTAGAACACTACATTCATTGGCATTTAGAAGACTTGGTATACGTAAAGATGAAGTTATGCAACGTAGACATTACGAAGATCTAGGTAAGAAAGCAAATCTAATTGTAGATTATCATGAGTATGAAAATGAACACACAGGATTATTTACAACTAAGAGTGATATACTACGTATCATACAATTAGCTAAACTACGTGGCATCACACCAGAAGAACAATTTAATAAACAAGAACATACACAGTTAGTAGATATTAAAAAGTTAAAACAATTTGATCACGATTTAAAACAATACAAAAAAGATTATAACTTAATTGATTTTACAGATATGATTACAGAGTTTGTTAAGTCAGATAGATCACCACGATTTGATGTAGTTTTTATAGATGAAGCACAAGATTTATCTAGATCACAGTGGGCTATGGCAAAATCTATATGGGACAAAACACAAGATACTTTTATTGCAGGTGATGATGATCAAGCTATATTTAGATGGGCTGGTGCAGACGTGGATAGTTTTATATCGCAGACAGGAAAGATAGTGCAGTTGACACAGTCATACCGAATACCGCAGGTTGTGCATGATATTGCATCAAAGATAGTAAACAGAATACAACATAGATTACCAAAAGAGTGGAGACCAAAAACGCAAAGAGGTTTACTTTCATATTATGATGAGTTCAAACACATTAATATGAAGCAAGGTAATTGGCTAGTTCTTGCTAGAACTAGATTTATGTTAAATGAATTAGAAGAACAGCTATACGCTCAAGGATTGTATTACGAGAACAAGTATAAGACAAATAAAGAACAAGACCTGTACAGAGCTGTAACGGATTGGGAAAATGTGCGTAAAGGTGTGCATATAAATTACGATCAAGTAGAGAGAATAGCGTCATACATGTCAAATAATCATTTTGAAAAACAAGCTTTGAAATACATGAACAAGGATGCAAACTATGACATGTCTGGACTAAGAGAAAGAACTTGGTTAAAAACAGATAAGGTTTGGTACGAAGCATTTGATCAAGCACCTAGTAGAAGTATTAGATATATTAGAAGAATGAGAGAGAATGGTGAAAAATTAAATTCATCTCCACGTATTACACTATCAACAATACACGGAGTGAAAGGTGGCGAGCAGGATAATGTAGTTCTCCTGACTGACTTATCTAGAAACACACAAGTTAACTACGAAAAAAACCCTGACGATGAGAATAGATTGTTTTATGTTGGAGCCACAAGAGCCAAACAACATCTACACATTGTTAGACCAAAAGATAACTATAAAGGATATAAAATATGAAAACAGAAGAAGCGTTACAACTGGCAAAAGAATTAATTGCTGGGCCTAGAGCAAAAACTTATGGCGATAAAATAGTTAACCATGCAAACATTGGAAAGTTATGGTCAGCATATCTAGACAAAGAGATTACAGCACACGATGCAGCTGTGATGATGGCTCTATTAAAAGTAGCAAGAACTAAATTTGGTCAACCAACTAGCGATACGTATGTAGATGCAGCTGCGTATATGGCAATAGCAGGAGAATGCAAACATGAAAACGATATTTAAGGCACAAACAGAGTGGCTACCACCACAAGATTTTCCTGATTTATCAAAGCATGATGAGATAGCAATCGACTTAGAAACAAAAGATCCAAACTTAAATAAAAGAATGGGATCTGGTTCTGTTGTAGGTGAAGGAGATGTTGTAGGTATATCATTAGCAACACACGATTGGTGTGCATACTATCCAATAGCACATGAAGGCGGTGGTAACATGGATCGTAATATGGTCCTTAAATGGTTACAAGATCAACTCAATACACCAGCTACAAAAATATTTCATAACGCAATGTACGACGTGTGTTGGTTAAGAGCATTAGGATTAAAGATAAACGGTAAGATTGTAGATACTATGATAGCCGCATCATTAGTAGATGAGAATAGATTTAGATATGATTTAAATAATTGTGGTAGAGATTTCGTAGGTAAAGGTAAAGATGAAACAGCATTATACGAAGCAGCAAAGTCTTGGGGTGTAGATCCCAAAGCAGAAATGTATAAACTACCAGCTATGTACGTTGGAGCTTACGCGGAGCGTGACGCCCAACTCACACTGGAGTTGTGGCAAGAATTAAAAAAAGAAATAATACATCAGGACATACAAGACATATTTGAAATGGAAACTAAACTATTTCCTGTATTAGTTGACATGAGATTCTTAGGTGTACGTGTAGATGTAGACAGAGCAGCTATAGAAAAACAAAAGATGGTTGAAGAAGAGAAAAGATTATTAGGTGGTGTATACTCTGAAACAAGACTAGAGGTGCAGATCTGGGCAGCAAGATCTATTGCAAAAGTATTTGATAAGTTAGGACTACCCTATGATAGAACAGCAAAGACACAAGCACCAAGCTTTACTAAAAACTTTTTAGCTAATCACCCACACAAGATTGTACAAGCTATTGCAAAAGCAAGGGAGATCAACAAAGCACATACAACGTTCTTAGATACAATATTAAAATACTCTGGCAAAGGTAGAATACATGCAGAGATAAACCAGTTACGTGGTGACAGTGGTGGTACGGTTACAGGTAGATTCAGTATGAACAATCCAAACCTACAGCAGATACCTGCAAGGAACAAGGATCTCGGACCACGGATCAGAAGTTTATTTATACCTGAAGAGAATTGTAAGTGGGGATGTTTTGATTACTCACAACAAGAACCTAGATTAGTTGTACACTACGCAGCATTGCAGGGTTTCTATTCTGTTGAAGATGTTGTGGATGCATACAAAGAAGGTGATGCAGACTTCCATAAGATTGTAGCAGATATGGCCGGTATACCTAGGACACAAGCTAAGACGATCAATTTGGGTCTTTTTTATGGTATGGGTAAAAACAAATTACAAGCAGAGCTGGGTGTAAGCAAGTTACAAGCTG